CGATTGAAGAACTCGACACTATCTCAAAGGAACTATTTGATAAAAAGATGGCACGTGCCAAGGGTAAGACCTCTGGTAAACTTATTATCAAAGAATATCCTACTTCAACTGCTGGGTCTGCCAACTTCCGCCATTTGCTTCAAGAACTAAAGCTAAAAAAGAACTTTATTCCAGATATCATCTATATTGACTATCTGAATATTTGTTCTAGCTCTAGATTGAAGATGGGTTCTAATGTCAATAGTTATACCTACGTAAAGGCTATTGCTGAGGAACTTCGTGGTCTGGCAGTAGAGTTTGAAGTTCCTATCGTTTCTGCTACTCAGACGACTCGATCTGGTTTTGGAAACTCTGACGTTGATATCACTGATACATCAGAATCTTTCGCACTTCCAGCAACTGTTGACTTCATGCTTGCTCTAGTAAGCTCCGATGAACTTGAAGCACTAGAACAAATTATGGCTAAACAGTTGAAGAACCGATATACCAATCTTCATAAGTGTAAACGCTTTGTGATTGGTGTTGACAAGATCAAGATGAAGTTGTATGATGTAGAGGAATCTGCACAAGATCTAGTGGATGACTCACCTGTAATGGACAAAGGAGATTTTGGTGATCGTGAAAAAGCTATAAATAAAAAGAAGTCTAAGTTTTCTCTCAACGAGTTTGAAGGATTTAAATAATGAAACTTTATGAAGTCAAGCAGATTGATGATCTATTCTATGTCTTTGAAACCGCAAGTGAAAATCAAATCCGGTGGTTCAAGGATAAGAATCAGGCTTGGAAATACTGTAAGTTAATGAACCGAGGACAACTTGGTTTTCAAGGATGGACTCCGGCATTTATTACCAAAGAATAAATAATAATAAAAACTAAAATACTAACTTGGGAGCAGATCGAAAGGTCTGCTCTTTTTTTTTAGTTTTATAAATATACTAAAAAGAAGGATCAGTTGGATGAAAAGATTTTTAGAGTTTCTAGAAGAAGGCAAGCGTAATGTACTTCATGCCTTCGACATGGACGAAACACTATTAGCACATGATTCTAAGCATCTTAAGATCCATATTAGGGATAATAATAATCATCTAATAAGAAGTCTTACTAACCAAGAGTTTAATAGATATAAACTGAAGCCAGGTGAGCACTATGACTTTAAAGATTTCAGATCAGCAAAGGTCCTTGGTCGTTCAGCTCATCCAATACATACAATGATTAATAAATTGAATAATCTCAAAAAAAGAGGTTTTAAAACTGAAATAGTGACTGCCAGATCTGATTTGGATGATAAACAACAAGTCAGAAAGCACCTTATGAAGCACAATATCAATATTGATACTACTCATCTAAGAAGAGCAGGAAACGTCGAAGGTAGTTCTACTGGTGATAGAAAACGAAAGTTAATTTCTGATTTGATTAGTAAACATGGATATAAGGAAGTTCATCTTTATGATGATGATATTGGTAATCATAGACATTTTGCAAAACTAAAACAAGAACATCCAGGAGTAAGACTTGTGTCTCATATTGTAAAGCACAATGAAAATACTGGTAAAACAGCAATAAAAACAGTGAGGCACTAAGATGTCAGCAAAATCCGATGCTTATGAAAAGACTGTCGCTGATAATATCAACAGCGTTCCTGGTGTAAAAGCCATTAGGCCTCCTGGTGATACAGGGCTTTCAGATGTACTCATAACTCAATATAATAATAAATCTGCTCGTACTTGGGTTGAAGTTAAAATGAGTCATACTGATAATCTATCAAACCCTCGTGTTTTTTATTCTGATGGTAAATGGCAAACCACATATAAAACACCAGCAGCCAAAGCAGCTATAGATATATTAAATTCTTCAAATCAAGCTCAAAAGTTTATTCAAGATCTTGCTAAATTCAGTGGTATCCCAGTTAGATCTATAAAAGTACCTACAACTCAATCTGGTTTAAAAGAAGAAGGTGCAGTGCCTTTAATGGTTATGAAGGCATTTTTTAATCAACCAGGTATTAATAGATATATTGCAAATCAAGAAAACTACGATCTAGGAAAACTTGTTACAGAACATTATACAATAGGTAAAAAGGAACCTGCACATTATATGCAAGCAGGCGATGATTTTTATATGATAAGTTCTGCTAATCCACTAAAACTTTCAAATAAAATACCTCTATTAAAAGGTATAGGTGATTTTAAAGTTAGGGTATCAACAAGATCAAACTTTTATGAAGTTCAGGCCGAAATAAAAATATCTAAGATGCCAAATAGTAGTTTTTCAATGGCGCCTGGTACTAATAAAAATAATCCTTTTTTGAAGAAATAAGATATGATACCATTTTCAAAGTTTCTTATTGAATCACTAGATGTTGACAAGTTAAAACATTTAGAACATGCGGAAGATCACATCATCCATGGTGGAGAAGAAGGGTTAGTCCATGCTGCTGACAATCTCAATGATCTTCATTCTTTTCTTACTGGTGGTAAGTCTAAATCAAAAGTAACAACTAAGTATGATGGTTCTCCTTCTGTAGCTTTCGGGATTAATCCTGAGAATGGTAAGTTCTTTGTGGGTTCAAAATCTGTATTCAACGTGAATCCAAAGATCAACTACACAGAGGAAGATATTGACAGAAACCACGGTCATGCTCCAGGTTTAGCTCAAAAGCTTAAAGTTGCACTAAAGCATCTACCCAAAGTGATGCCAAAGGATGCTAAAGGAGCACCATCTGGTGTCTATCAAGGTGATTTCCTTTATGATAAGAATGACCTTGAAGATGAAGATGGTAAGTACAAGTTTGCACCAAATACTATTACCTATGCTGCGCCAAAAGACTCTAGTATGGGTCGAAAAGTAGGTGCATCACAGATGGGGTTTGTGATTCATACCAAATATAAAGGCAAGAATCTGGCTGATATGAAAGCGGGCTTTGACGTAGATCATTCAAAGTTTAAACAAGACCCAGACGTAAATCTAGTCAATCCAGAGATTAATGATACTTCTAAATCAGTCTATTCACCAGTCCAACAAGCAGAATATAATAAACACCTTGAAGCCGCAACTGAAAACTATAGAAACACTTCTTCTGATACACTCAAGAATTTAGGTAAGCATGATGCTTATATCAAACCCTACATAAATCAAACAGTCCGAGATGGAACAACACCATCAGTCGATGATTACAAATCATCACTAGAGGATAAAAGGGATAAAGAAGTTGCAAAAGTCAAGACCGAAGCTGCAAAACAAAAGAAGGCTTCTGTTTATGATGAGCTCATTACTGACCTCAATAACAACAAGCAGGACTACGGCAGAGCGTTTGCGATACATCATCATCTACAGAAAGCTAAAGATGTATTGGTTTCAGCTCTAGGTAATCCTACAGAGTTTGAACACACTGTCGGTGGTAAGAAAGTAAAACCTGAAGGGTTTGTTTCAATCCGTAACGGTAGACCTACCAAGCTAGTTGATAGAGCAGAGTTTAGTCGCTTGAACTTTGCCAATAATAGAGGTCGTGGTGAAAGTGCACCAACAGAACCAGATGCTACTAAACCAGATGAACGTGATACCAAGAATCCACACGTACTAGCATTTGGTCGAATGAATCCACCTACAATAGGTCACGGTGCTCTAGTAGACAAAGTAAAAGAACTAGCTACTGAAAACAAAGCAAAGCATACAGTTGTATTGTCACACTCACAAGATCCTGAAAAGAATCCACTATCGGCTGAACAAAAGATCAAACATGCCAAGAGATTCTTTCCAGGTGCAAATATTCAAGCTGCAACTGATGAAGCACCTACATTTATTCATCAAGCAAAGAAACTACATCAACAAGGTGTAGATCATCTTATCATGGTCGGTGGATCAGATAGAGTTGATGAATATAAAAAGATTCTTGATAAGTATAACGGACCAGGTAAAGACTTCAACTTCAAACGAATTGATGTAGTCTCTGCTGGTGAACGTGATCCAGACGCCGAGGGTGTTTCCGGTATGTCTGCATCAAAGATGCGTGCCCACGCTATGAATAGAAACTATACTGAATTTAAAAAAGGAATACCTCAACATGTCCATCCTGAACACGCTAAAGAACTTTATAATGAAGTACGTAAAGCCATGCACATCGAAATCGGTCCAGACACCTCAGGAATTGCTCTTGGTAAATACGCCAAGCGAGATGACGAAGTCGGTCACAGAGCCAGAGCAGAGCAAAAAAGAAGAGAACAAGCCAAGCTTGCAAGTAAAAGTAGTTCATCTAGGGTCAGTGGTAAAAGACCTGGAACAACCACCAGCGCCACCACCAGTAGTGCAAGTCCCAGTAGTAGAAGAATCAGTGCAAGCGCCAGTGGTAGCACCAGCACCAAAGCCAAAAAGACAATCAAAGAAGAAAGAAACTTTAAAGGTTTCAGTTCCTTTACCCAAGAAAAAGGTATCAAAGAACAAACTACGACAGCAGACATAAGAGGTCTAGGTAATATTTCTGGTAACCCAGCTGGTGATATATCAAACTATGCTAGTGATAATATTGCAACAGCAGATACACTTAATGATGTTCTGAAAAAATTCATAAACACTTGGCATAGTAAATATCATTTATCAAAGGTTAAAAAATAATGGCACAATTTAGAAAAGATACGCATCAATATCTTAATGATGGGCGTACCATCTTTGAAGTAGTCATGCTTTCTGATCAGTATGGAAATCTAGTAGGTCCTGCTAATCCCTCAGGTGTTGCTGTTGATGCATTTGGTAGAGCAAGAATGTCAACACCTCTTACTTTATTTGATTCTTCACATCGTTATAACGATAATGGTTTATGGTCGACCTCTAATACTGCGGGTGCTACTTATGCTCATGATGCAAATGCTGGTATTATTTCATTAAATCTACCAACAACATTAAATGCTGAAATTGTGCGTGAGACAACTAAAGTATTCTCATATCAACCTGGTAAATCAATGCAGTCTCTAAACACGTTTGTATTCAATCCAGCAAAATCAGGATTGAGACAAAGAGTTGGTTATTTTGGTGCTCAAAATGGAGTATATCTAGAATTAGATGGATCAAATCTTTATTTTGTTGAGAGATCATATTCTACTGGTACTTTGGTTGAGACTAGAGTTGCACAAGCAAATTGGAATATTGATACATTACTTGGTAATGTAGCTTCTAGTCCTTCTCAGATTACACTTGATATATCTAAAGCACAGATTTTATTTACAGATATTGAATGGTTAGGGCTTGGTACCGTAAGATGTGGATTTGTTATTGATGGTAAACTAATTCACTGTCATTCATTTCATCATGCTAATATTATTCAATCTACATATATGACTACAGCAAGTTTACCTATAAGATATGAAATTAAGAATACTACTGCTACAGCTAGTGCAAGTACATTAAAACAAGTCTGTTCAACTGTTATTTCAGAAGGTGGTTATGAACTCCGTGGAGATCAATCGTCTATCGGTACTCCTGTTCAAACACCCAAGACATTGACCACAGCTGGTACTTATTATCCTATTGTTTCTCTACAATTAAAGTCAACAAATCTAGATGCAATTGTTATATTAACTGCATTATCCATTTTGGGTATTAATTCTAATCCTTGCAGTGTTGCTTGGAAAGTTATAAGAGGTACTACACTAACCTCACCATCATGGACTTCAGCTGGTACTGATAGTTCTGTAGAATATGATTTATCCGCAACTGGTCTTAGCGGCGGGCAAGTATTGGCATCAGGTTATATTGGTATTACAAACCAAGCATCACAAACAATTGATGTTCTCAAAGAAGCCCTATTCAAGTTTCAACTACAACGTAATGGTCTAACAAGTACACCAGAACCAATTACAATTGCTATGGCGGCATCAGTTAATACTGTCAATGCACTTGCTTCTATGGATTGGGAAGAAATTACGAGATAACTTTTTTTATAAATATAAAAAAAATTGGAGATTTCTATGTTAGACGAAAAAAGAGGACTATGGGATAATATCCATGCCAAGCGCAAGAGAATTGCCGCTGGTTCTGGTGAACGTATGCGTAAGCCTGGTTCAAAAGGTGCACCTACTGCAGACGCACTTAAATCAGCAAAAGAAGAACGATCTGTTTTAAATACAGTAAAACGTGTTGTAAAAGAAGCACTTTATGAGTGTAATGGGAATTGTACATGTGGTAAACAACCACCAGTTACAGAGGCAGAATATCAAGGTCGTTCCGTTCCTCTTGGTAAGCCAATGAAAGGTGATGTAAAGAAGTCTAAAGTATATGTAAAGAATGAAAAGGGTAATGTTGTCAAAGTAAACTTTGGTGACAAAAATCTTTCCATAAAGAAAAATAATCCAGCTCGTAAACGTTCTTATTGCGCTAGATCATCTGGACAAGGTAACCTAAACAAAAGAACAAGTGCTAACTATTGGTCCAGAAAAGCTTGGAATTGTTAAAATGAGAAAACTTAGAATTTTGATATGCCAACAATGTAATAATCAATATGAAACACGACTTAAAACAATATGCTGCAGTCGTGATTGTTCCAATAAATTACAAGGGAATTTGAGAAAAACTCAAATAAATCCCGAAACTGGATTGTCAAAATCAAAAGAAATAGCATTAAAATCATCTATTACGATGAAGGAAAATTCTTGGTACGGAAGTGAAAATCATTTAAAATGTTTAAAGCATACTCCTGACGTTTTAGAAAAAAGAGGTAAAAGTATAAGCAAGGCTCATCTAAAAATAGATGAAAATACTGGTTTGACTAAAGCTGCTTTAGCAACTAAAAAAGCAATGAAAACAAAAGTAGATAAAGGCATTTATATTGATCCAATATACAAAGATGCATATGAATTATATCGTGATAAAGTAAGACTGTTAACTGAAAAACAAGATCTTTCTAAATTAGATGGTTATAAGGAAAGAGCAAGAGCAGGTGTAATTAACGGGAAACATTTAGATCATATTTTTTCTATTAAAGCAGGATATACTCTTAATGTTGATCCTGTAATTATGTCCTCTTTATGTAATTTACGTTTTATTTCTTATCAACAAAATGTCTCAAAAAAAGATAAATGTGATATTGAATTAAATGAGTTATTAAAATTATATAAAGATTTAACTGAAAGTAAAACAATATGACAGAACTAGTAGACCAAATGAAAGTTGTGCTTGCTAGCACTTTTTCACTTTATCTAAAAGCACATGGCTTTCATTGGAATATTGAAGGACCAGATTTTGTTCAGTATCACACTTATCTAGGTGAGTTTTATACTGAAGTATGGGGTGCGGTTGATACCATTGCGGAACATATCAGAATCCTAAATGCATATGCACCAGGCAGTCTTTCCAGATTTTCACAACTATCAGTAGTAGATGATCAGATCAATGTACCCTCTCCATTGAAAATGATTAAAGAACTAGAACTAGATAATGCTAGACTAAAGACTGAATTGACAAAGGCCTATAAACTAGCAGAGGATGCTGGTGAGTTAGGCCTTTCAAATTTTCTACAAGACAGAATTGATATTCATGCCAAGCACGGTTGGTTCCTCAAATCAATAGGTAAATCATGAGCCTTCGTGAAGCAAGTATCATCAGCCAAGGTAAGTTAGTGGGCTCTAGAGGCGCAGAGTTCCGTAAGACTTCTACATCTAAACCAGATGAATGGCGTGATTCTGGTGGTCTTGAAGTTGGAGCAATGAGAAACTTTGCCCATGAAAAGGCATCCAGAGATCGAGCTTCCGAAGAAAAAAAGAAAAAAGAGAAAGAAGTGACAAAGAGAACTAAAGACTCAGAGAAAAGATGGAAAGCGGTAACAGAAGATAATGAGTTATCAGGAACTAAAGTGCGTAGAACTATCAGGAATGTTGGTCGTCCAGATGATGCTGAACCAACTTCACCCAACTCAAAGTTAAGCAAGACTACTGAAATTGTAAGAAAAATCATAGAGGAGAAATTAGCCAATGTTCAGCGATAAGCAATTTGGACTACCGGGCGGCTTAGTCGCTGCCGCAAAAGCTATTATGGAAGCAAAGCATGACACAAAGAGTGACACAAAGAGTGACAAAAAAGATGTCGATGCTAAAGAAATGAAGGGTGGAAAGACCAAGGTTGATCTAAACCCAGAAACTGACGATCAGTCAACTGATTCTGATGATATGAAGAAGAAGTCTATGAAGGAAGGTAAGGAACATACCGTTCCAAAGACTGAAAAAGAAAAGAAACTAGCTGCTCTTGCTCATCCAAAAGACAAGATCACACACAAGGACGTACTTGTTGGTCGTGGTGTAGTGAAGGAAGAAGATCTTGAAGAAAAAATCACACCTTCTGAATTAAGAGCTCAATTAAGAGCAAAAGCTGCTGCAGCTGCCGCAAATAAACCTAAAGATGACAATGTTAAAGAAGCTGCCGGTTCTGTACCAAGTGTAAAAACTAAAGAACCAAAAGCTGAAATGCCAAAGAAGAAGTTGGATTGGGATAAAATTCAAGCGGTCCGTGCGACTCGTAAAGCAACCAAAGCAGCTCGTCATGCCGACACCTCACACCTACCAAAAGGTTGGTCTACTACATTCTACAGAGAAGATATTGAACTATCAGATGATGAACTGGTAGAGATTGAAGAAGCTCTAAAGAAAGCAGATCCTGCTGGTAAGTGGATTTCTGATTTTGTTCATTCTGATGATCCAAAGTTCAAGGGTAAGTCACCAGAAAAGCGTAAGCAAATGGCTCTAGCAGCATATTATGCTAAGCAGCGCAATGAGGAAGTTGAACTAGATGAAGCAAGCATGTTCAGTTCAAAAGTAAAACAAGGTAAGGGTGCTGCAGGGGATGTCGGTTCTGTTAGATATGACTTCGGTAAGAATGCAGCTCCACGCAGACCAGATGATATGGGTAAGAATGTTCTTTCACGTAGAGTCTTTGTAAAGGGTGTAAAACCAAAAGGTAAGTTACCAGAAGAAGTTGATCTAACAGATGAAGAACTAGATCGTCTAGAAGCTATTGCTCAAGAACTTGATGAAGCAAAGCCAACTATTGTTTCAGCTCCTATCCGTGGTGCTAATCAAGATCAGTCTGGTGAAAATACCAAGAGCACATCTGCTGATTATACCATTTCCGATTCAAAGAAGATGAAGAAAGAAGAAGTTGAACTAGATGAAGCAAAGCGTGGTCGCCCACGTAAGAATCCAGCACCTGGTGAAACACCAGGTGAAGAAGACGAACATGAACATGTTATCATGCAACTTCGTAAGGTTGTATCAACTCATGGTGCACGCCCAGTAAAGCATCTTGATGGTAAGTCAACAAAAATGACACCACAACTTGCCCAACATGCTCTCAATAAGCATAATGCTATGAAAACCGCCGCCGAAAAGCAAGATTTTGAACAAAAACTACATAAGAGTCACGACTCCATGAAAAGTGCTCTCGGTCAGTAATAAATA